CTGTATCAGAGTCAAACTTAGTAAATCCCTCTATGCGTCTGTAGCCACCCTCAATGGATGGCTCAAAGTTACGCAAAGTACGAGCAGAGCCAGGAGAGTTAATACCTTGCTGTAAAGGGCTTGCATTGGTTATTAAACCACCCTTAAACTCGACAGGATATGTCTGCCATTGTGTAGGCATATTTAACTAACTCTCGTTGCATTAGAGTAATGTGTAGTGCGGTGAATACGTGTATCCCTCAAGTAGTCATAACGATTAATATAAAGTGTACGCATATTCTTTATACCAGCTTCAAACTTTTGTTGTTGTATATTTGCATCCTGAGTATTACCTCTGAATAGATACGCATAATACATAGACCCATCAGCTATAACGTAACGAAACTGTTCAGGTACGCTAGGTACATCAGTTGCATTAATTAAGTCTACAGGTAATCTATAATACTCGTACACTAACTCATATGCGTTATCTGGGGGTGGTACTACGCCATACTCCATGTTAGGTGTACGAAATATACTCTTAGGCAAACCTCTTATAGTATCACTTGTATTATACTCATTATCAATAAACTTGTCAAGGTATTCTTCGTAAGAAAGTATTTTTAGTTTTTCTGTTTGGTTATTAAATGTAGAGTTACGCTTAACACGAAAGCTATCCATATCAGGTACTTTCATATCACTAGGAAAAGCGTAACGTGTTTCACCTGCAGTAAGTGTATCTTCTTGTTCTACGTGGTTAAAGGGCCACTCAAACTCGTGCTGGTTAATATAACGTATAGCTGCATTTACACTGTCTTTAGCTGCACTATAAAAGCCTATAGCGTTACCAAAGTTATCACTTGTAAGTTCAACTTCATTCAAACGCTTATTGACATCATTTACTAAACCTAAAAAGTCATATGCCATATTAGCGTTCCCTTACCCGAAGCTTAATACTTCTTTCAGCAATACTGCCTGTACTGTCAGTCATAGTACAAAAGAAAGTATACTCTTCATTATTTGTACCACCAGCTATATTAATTGTAGCTACAGTATTAGTATTAGACTGTGCAGTATTCTGAATAGTATCTGTACTCGCACCACCTGATGCAGTATTTAAATCTTGACCTGCAGCTAAGGTAGTCTTTGTAGTGTACGATGTAGTCTTAACTGACCAAACAGCACTCGCTATAGTTGCACTACCTAAGAAACGTGACCAGTCTACACTGTAGTCTAACGTTTCATCTGGATCTTTATTAGGCCATCTAAAGCTCATGCTTAATCCTCAGTTGCAAATACAGTACGTTCCGCTGCAGTAGATTGTCTTTCTATAAAAACTATTCTTATCTGTTGGGGAATACGTACCGTTCTATCTTTTGTTGTAGTACCACGTTCAATAAATATTAATCTATTCTCTTGAGGTACTCTAGCTGTTCTTTCTGCTGATGTAGACATTTATGCAGCCCTCGCTATATAAATAGTTCTACGTCTGCTGTACTGTTCTTTAAATGCATCAAAGTCAAATATAATACCTGTAGCTGTTATTGTACCTGCTTGACCTGTACCACTTACACCTGTAAGGTATACTTCAGAGCCGTACTCTATTTGACCTAATGCAGTAGTACCTACAACGCCTGTTAGTGTTGCAGTATTACCAACACCTACTGTACCTATTTGACCTGTAGCTAATACAGAAGCTATAGCCTCAGATGTATTCTCTACTACAGTGCCTACTGCACCAGTTGCACTTACACCAGTTAAACCTGCAGCAGTATTAGGTTGTACTGTGTTTACTTGACCTGTAGCGCTTACACTCTCAAGTACTTCAGTAGGTTTCTCTTCTACTGTATTTACTTGGCCTGTACCTGCAACACCTGTAAGTGTAACTGTGTTGCTGTGCTCTAAGGCTCCTACTGCACCAGTACCTACTACACCCGTAAGACCAGCAGCAGTATTAACTTGTATCGTACCTAGAGCAGTACTACCAAGAGTACTATCAGTAATACGCTCCGTAACATCTATCTCAAAGCCACCAGCACTTACAGGTTCTAACGCTGTTGTACCAGCTACACCTGTTAGGCTTGCTGAGATGTTTATTACGCCATACTCTGCTACACCGTATCTACCAGTGCCGTAACGTGCAGAGGTGGCGATAAAAGCCATAGTTTATCCTTTAAGCAATACGAATGATTGCTGTGCTTGCTCCTGCAGCAGGGAACTCAATAGTTAAATCACCTGCAGTAGCACTTACTGTACCACCAAAGTCAATTACTGCAATAGCTTTATTTGCTTGACCTGCATTATAAATAATACATCCATCCGCTGAAGTAGTTACGTCTGCAAACGTTTCATCTGCAAAGTCTACAATAGCTGTTGTTCCACTTACTGAAATAGTCGCACTATCAAGTACGTTACCACCAGCAGTGTAGTTCGTACCAGATGACTCATCAGAGTTACCTGTCACGTCACTGTAATTAGTTGTAGTTGCATCATATGTGCCGCTAGGTGAAGCCTTAATCAAAGCAAGCTTAATGCTATCAGTGTCTAAATCATGGACACCACCAAGTAGCTCTGACTTGAAACTTGTACACATTGCTGTTGTAATAGCCATGTTTTAGATCCTTTAGATATGAGTAAGGGGCCACCCGAAAGCAGCCCCAAAGAAGTTTTACTTATGCAAGTGCGTCACGAGCTACTTCATCAGCAGCAGTGTCACCCATGTCTGTGCAATCCATCAAGACAGCCCATACACGGAACTTACCTGAAGTAACTGCGCCACCTGAAAGTGTAGCAATAGTTACGTCAATGTTGTCATCTGCAACAGCCATTACTGGCTGATATACTGCAGGGTTCTGTGCAACAACAGCAGCCGCTGAAGTGGCGTCAAAACCATCAACAAACACGTCAGGGTCAACACCTGTACCTAAGTCTACTGTAAAAGTAGAACCGTCAGTAGCAGTGTCAACTTCAATACCTGCGTTCAAGATCATCGTACCTTTTGGTACAGCAATGACAGGAACAACATCAGCCGCTGCAAGAGCACCGCCTTTGTCTGACAAAGCTGTAGCCCAGTTCAAGGTAGTTTGAACCATGAAAGGGTTACGTCCACGCTGAGAGTTTCCAGCCGCAGAACGAAGTGTGTTATCACCAAGTGCCATATCTCACTCCTCCCTTATAGACCAGATGTGTAGATTGCATTAACCAACGCTTCTGGACGTAGAATTTTGCGCCCGTAAAGGTGCATACCACGTACAATGTCAGCAAATGAATCTGGATCACGGTAAGTCTCAGTCTTGTTGATCTGCTCAGCAGTAGCTGCAGCAGTCGAATGTCCAGCTACCAACACACCGTAGTGAGTTGAACCTGTAGATGTAGTTGAGGTTGGACCATCACCTACTTCTGGCAGATTGTTAGACATATAGACTTTGAAGCCGTGAATGTTGTTGAAGATCAAGCCGTTCTGTAAACCTGAACCACCGAAGTCTGCGTTCAAAAGACGTGAATCTTCATCTTTCAAGAGTTCAGCAAATACAGGATCTAGAACCAACCAACGACCATTGGTATCAACATTCTGTTGGTCCAACTTACGTGACATCCGTGCAATAACTTGCATAGGTGTAGCGTTAGCTGTGGTAGTGTTCAATGAGTCAGCACCTGTACGGGGCTTAACTACGATTGAGTTACCTGCTGAACCACCGTTAAAGTCAGAAGCGTCTAGCTTCATGCTTGATAACAGTTCGTCAGAACCAGCAGTTGAAACAGCTTTAGTGCCGTTTACAGTTGTGTTTGCAGCATTGGGTTTGCCGTGAATAGCTGATTGCTTGAAGCCAGCCATATAACCAAGAACATCTTGGTCAAACTGGTCAGCCAAACGATAAGCTGCACGATCAGATGCTACACTTTGGAAGTTGATGTGGGAGTGCGCTTCTTCAATGTCATCGACTTTGAAAGCAAAATAGTTCGCTTTATCTACAGTCAATGAAAAGTCCTCATCATCAAGGTCTTGTGGTGTGATAGTCGTGCCACGGGCATACGACTTCACTGTGATTTCAGGTTCTTTGATAATCTTAACGGAATCACCCATGTTAGCAATCTCTCCAAAATAATCAGAGTTAGTGATTGCTTCTACAATTGAGGCCTTGCGGAAAGCAAGCTGTACCTGTTTGCTGTAGATTACTGGGCTAAAGTTACCGTTGGGTAGATTACCATAACCTGACGCTGTTGCGAAAGCCATGATATAATCCTCCATAGATAGTTAGGCTTATTAAAGTTATAAGCATTAACATCAGGTAAGAGGCTAATCTTTTTAGGGTGCGACTCACATACACATGGCCTTGTAATATGTAAGACGGGCCTATACTTGATCAGGTAGGTCTTAACTTATTTGTCTTCGCTTAGGGGTAAAAGCATAAGCAGGGTAGCTGAAACGTCTATCAGGGCATACTTATGCTTTTGTTAACATACACAGTTATAACATATAGTTTGTGTATTGTCAATACTTAATTAACGTGCTCCACCAGAAACATCATAAATAAACTTACCGCTACGGATAGCTTCCATGATTTCGTCTGACTTGGTTTCGTACTCTTGTGTACTCATACGTTGAACTTCAGACTCACGCAGATGTCCTGCAGGGTTGTCGTTATCTGGTTTGGTAGTACGTTTAGTTCTTACTTGAGAAGCTGCGTCCTTGGTACTCTTACGTTTACCTTTAGTGTCCATACCGTTGTCTACTTTATATAGATCAATAACACGGATCACTGATTGTGGATCGTCTTGATTCTCGTACAATGCGTCCTGTACCCACTTAGGTTGCTCTGCTGCCCAATCGTGGAAGTCGTCACTTGAACGTAGCTCGTCAAAGTCTCCATGCATAGCACGGATTTCATTCTCTGCTTTAGTGCGCTGGGCATCTGCGTTGATCTTGTCAATCTGCTGCAGACGTTCATCAGCATACTTAAACTTTTCTTGAGCTTTCTTTTCAGCAATTGTTTCTACAATGCCAGCAATCTCAGGATACTTCTTAGCCCAAGCATCAATGCTTTCATCTGAAGTAGGAGCACGTACCTTACCTGTCTTCTGAGCATTTTCAAGCTGAGCTTTTAGTTCTTTTAACTCTTCCGCTTGCTTGTTAAGATGACTACGTAAATCACTGTAGCGTTTCTTATATGTACGCTCTTCACCTGATAGTTCTTCTTTCTCAGGTTTAGCTTCTGGTTCTTCTACTTTTTGCTCAACTTCTTCAGTACGAGCTTTCATTAAAGCTTCTAGTTCTTCTTCCTCTTTTTTAATCTTATCTTCTAGAGGGGTAGGTCTATTTGGGTTTACAAGACCTGCTGTCTTTTTAGTTTCTACTTCTGCTAGTTCAGGCATAATTGTTTCCTTTATGTTGGGGCCAGCCGAAGCTGGGTAGCCTTATAGTTATTAAACAGTTTTTAGTTTTCTACCCTTTAGCTTGTAAATAGCTCTAGAGATAGGTACACCTACAGCAAGCATAAGTTTGCCTACATAGTCAGGTTTATAGTTTTCTGGTTCCATTACATGAGCAATGTGATTTGCCCAGCGCCGTGTGAATGGTACACACCAGTATTTAAGATATAAGTTAGATAGGAAGGTTTCTTTCTCTATCCAAGCTACCATAGGCTTAGCCCATGTATGGTAACCTTCTAGTAACTCAGGGTCTTCCAATGCAACACGATCACCAAACGCTTCGTCTAAACGCCAGATGTCTTCGTCTAGGTAGCCGTAGCGATATATTAAGTCACACAGTATTTTGTCGCTTGACTTATCATCGTCATCCTTATCTGTACCTGAGTTGCCTACATTACTTACATTAGTTCCTACAGTTGTATCAGCTTCAAATGCATCCCAATCAAAGTCATCATCATCTTCAGAATCAAATGTGTATTTAGTTCCACCTGATGCTGTAGTAGATGTAGTATAACCCACACCTGAACCTGTAGTTCCTGCTACAGGTCTATCATCATCATCACTACCAGAAACAGTTTTAGCACCTGTGATAAGAGCAGTTTCAGCTTCCTCTGAACCACCATAGAAAGCACCCAAGCCACCGTCATATGTATCTTTATAGAAGTCAGACTTTTTCTCAGGGTCAAGTACTTTAACTTTTTCAACTATTTTACGTTGTTGTTCTAGTATATCCTGTGATGCTTTAGAACCAGAAACAATGGGTCCAGCATCTTCTTTAGTAAACCCTAACATGTCTTTACTATCAATATTCATAATATTGTAATTAGCATTTACTCTAGCTGTATTTAATATACTCAAAGTACCTGTATCTAAAGCAGAACCATCAGGGTTTTTATCACTATCAACCATACCCATAACATTAGTTACAACTTTTTGAGCTATCTTTTTATTCTCTCTTCGTGCTAATTCAGTCAAAGCAATAGCACCTGCAGGACCGCCAATTGCACCACCAACAAGACCTATTAAAGACTTTTCAAGTAAAGACAGATCACCTGCATTTGTTTTTAGCTGATTATAATTAGAGTAGTTTTGATACATGTCTGTAGTCCACTCCTCTACAGGAGTGTTTCTCCATGTAGGGTCAGACTCTTGTACAGGCCCACGATCATCATCATCATCTGTATCTTGTGTTGTTGCTGCCTCTACCTGTTCCTCTGCAGGTGTTAAACCCATCTCACGGAAGCCTTCAGGTATTTTACTCATGGGCCTTCCGTTAAAAAAGAAGATAACTATTTTTTGTCCTGTTTCATCATTAATAAAAGTCTTAGATTGAAAACCACTAAAAACTGGACCTGTACCACCGTAACCACCATATCCACCGCCTACGGGTTTAGGTACTACTTTATCTCCTTCAGCGTAACCCTTTACAGCACCACCATAGGCAAAACCTTCTGGTTCTACTTCTTGATCTTCAGTTTCTTCAACATCAAGTTCATCATCT